CGATGGACAAACTTATTATTAGTAAATCTTTACGAAGTGATTATAAAAATCCAAAATCCATCGCTCATAAAGTATTGGCAGATCGAATAACGGCTCGAGATCCAGGAAATAAACCAGGACCAGGAGATCGTATTCCGTACGTTTATATAAACTATCCCATGGTAAGTGGATCAAAAGCTAAAAAAATATTACAAGGAGAAAAAATCGAAACACCTGGATTTATATTAGAAAATAAACTAAAAATCGATTATTCGTTTTATATTTCGAACCAAATTATGAAACCGGTACAACAATTATTCGCCCTTGTTTTGGAAAAAATATGGATGTTACAAAACAAAGTAGCCAAAGCGTCAAAATTTAAACGCGAAGTAGAAGAAATATACAAACAATTTTCTTCGAACGACGACGAGTGTGAAAGTTCTCATGAAGAAATTCACAAAAAAATAGAAAAAATAAGAAACAAAGAAATAAAAGCACTTTTATTTGATCCTTATCTGCGTGAAACAAATAATTTGAAACAGGGAAATCAAAGTTTAATGAAATTCTTTACAAAATCTTAATATTTTACAGATTTTGTAATTCGTATCGTAGTATGTGTATCTCTAGGATATATTATTTTTATTTTTTATAGTTTTCTTTCATGTTTTTTCTTTTAAGGGTGTTTCTTTTTTATAGGTTTTTCAGGGTTTTCTTTTTCTCTCTTTAATCTTTTATCCAATCGTCATAATCTTCTATTTTTACAAGATCCTTTTCCCCATGTTTATTTAATATGACTTTATATTTTGCACATCCGGTTTGATTGTAACTGATATAAGAAATGACATCACCAACTTGTATCGCAGGATTTTCTTTTAATTCATTGTAAATAGAAGATCCTTCCCAAACAGTATAAGTTTTCATTTATTTACCTTGTAAAATTCTTTGTGATTTTAAGATGATTGGTTGGATATCATTTCAATTTTACAATTAATAACGAAAATATAATAAAAAAAATCTAATAACAAAAATCTAATAACAAAAATCTAATAACGAAAATCTCTTGGTAATGAAAAAAGAGTTTCTAAAATAAAAAGATTATTTGAAGAATCAAAATAAGTGGAATTGAATGAATTATTCGAAAGATCTCTCCTGTTTTGAGGACCTGTACTACCATTTATTAAGACATTCGATAAACTATCTACCGCCGTTTGTAATAAATTTTCTATTTCTTGTGTATTATCCAAGGTATCGAATAAAGTAGAAGTTCGATTAATAAGTGGATTTCTCTCTCTTTGTCTCAAAGGGATAAGTGGTGGTATTTCATCTTCTTCTTCACTTGATTGATTTGTACGAATATCATATCTACATACTGGACATCGTACATTACTTCGAAACCATTCATTTAATGGACCAGTATTAAAAATGTGTCCACAATAAATAATTTGACAAACTTCATCTTCTTGATTAAAATTTTCCAAAGAAATCGGACATGATAAATTTAAAGGGTTTTCAATTTCATTATATTTTAGTATTCTTACCGAATGTTGGATTTGTTGCTCACTAGGATAAACAGAGACTGAAGAGAAAAACGTATCTAATATTCCTCTACTAGTAGTAGTAGGTCTCGTAGTATCTGTTAAACTTGACGTATTGTAATATTCTATATTTTCAATGATATAGGGAACATTATTTATGTATATTCGATTTTGATCATTCGCATCTAATCGAATAATGGCTTCTTCATTTGTTTGCACCGGTTGTTGTCTCTGTCGCTCTTCTTGTCTTCGTCGTTGAAAAATATTCGATGAACTTCGATTTTGATTTTCATTTAGGATAGATGTAGGCGTAGGCGTAGATGTATTTGAACGATTTGTTTGATTGTCATCTAAAATCATTCGAATGATGTCTTGCATATTATTTTGAACCGTTTCTAAATCTTCATGTAAAATATTGATCTCTTGACGAATATCATTATACATAGAAATATACAAGTTTAATAACACTCTCATATCTCGAGGAATGGTATTTGAATTATTAATCGCATTTAATGTATGATTTTGAAAAAATAAGGTACTTCTTCGATTGGTTCGATTTAAAAATGAATGATTATTTCTAGAATAACGTTCTGAACTCATATTATATTTTAATAATAAATAATACGTTTATTTACTTTTTCTCTCTAAACACAAAAATAATAATTACAATTATAAAATAAATATAAATAGATTGTGTTATTTATCTTTAATGACCGATAAACAATTTAATATAAACAATTATAAAGACAAAGGCTTGTCTGGATTAGCCAATTTAGGAAATACCTGTTTTATTAATTCATGTATTCAAATCTTATCTCATACCTATGAGTTTCATCATTTTTTAGAAAAAGGGACGTATCGAAAAAGAATTCAAAACAAACCGGACTCTACTTTATTAATTGAATTTGATGAATTAAGAAAAATGTTATGGTCAGATAATGTTATTATTTCACCTGCAAAATTTATTAAAACCATACAAAATGTTGCCACGATTAAAGAAAGAGAAATATTTACAGGATATTCACAAAATGATACACAGGAATTTCTATTATTTTTAATGGATTGTTTTCATAATGCCATTTCGAGAGAAGTTACGATGAATATAAACGGTACATGTGAAAATGAAACCGATGAAATTGCACGTATTTGTTTTGAAAAAATTAAAACCATGTATTCCAAAGAATATTCAGAAATATGGAATATTTTTTATGCCATTCATGTTTCCGAAATTAGTTCCTTGAAAGAAGATGAATTTGGAAAAGTTCTTAATCGTACTCCTGAACCTTATTTTATGATTGATTTGCCTATTCCTCCAAATAATAAAAGTCCGAATTTATATGACTGTTTTGACTTATATGTAGAAGGAGAGAATTTAGAAGGAGAAAATGCTTGGTTTAATGAAAAAAAAAATGCAAAGGAAGATGTAAAAAAGAAGATTAGTTTTTGGAGTTTTCCTTCCATTTTAGTAATTGATTTGAAACGATTTAATAATCGTAATCAGAAAAACCAAATTCTTATTGATTTTCCAATCGAAAATTTGAACCTTTCTAAATATGTGATTGGTTATAAAAAAGAAGATTATGTTTATGATTTATATGGTATTTGTAATCATGGTGGGAGCGTATTTGGTGGACATTATACTTCTTATGTAAAAAATGCGAATGATAAATGGTATCATTTTAATGATACAAGTGTTACCGAAGTAGGTCTAATAAATAGTTTAATAAGCACGAAAGCTTATTGTTTGTTTTATCGAAAAAGGTAAAAGGTAATTAATCCCGATCAGAAAGAAAAAGAATACAAAATAAACTTATTATTTGGTATTTATTTTTTATATGTTTTATCTATAAAAAAATATATAAAGAATATAAGAATATGTTTGAAAATAATAATTCAAGTTCAAGTTCAAATTCAAATTCAACTCAATCAACTTCCGATTTATTTATGAATATTTTATTATTTTTATTAATTGGTTTAGTAGTTATAAATGTATTGTATTATTTTTTTGGAATAAATGTTGTAGGTTGGATTCAGAATACAATCGATGCGATTGTAAATACGCGACAAATCGATATTGATATTGTAGATAAACCTCCTTTAAACGTAAATATTCAAAACGTTAAAAATAATGAGAATAATCAAAATCTTGGAAATAACATGAATAATCCAAGTCTCATGAATAATCAAAATCTCATGAATAATCAAAATCTCATGAATAATCAAAATCTCATGAATAATCAAAATGTAGGAAATAACATGAATAATCCAAAGGATGAAGTTTTCAATATTCCTGGTAATTATTATGACTATCCAAATGCAAAAGCTCTTTGTAGTGCTTATGGTGCACGTTTAGCAAAATATGATGAAGTAGAAAATCTATATAAAAATGGCGGTGAGTGGTGTAATTATGGATGGTCGGATCAACAAATGGCACTTTTCCCTACCCAACAAAAAACATATGATTCATTACAAAAAATAAAAGGACACGAACATGATTGTGGTCGTCCTGGTATCAATGGTGGATATATAGCTAATCCACAAGTAAAATTCGGTGTGAATTGTTATGGAAAAAAACCACATATCACAAAGGAGGATGAAGAATATATGGAGAATATTTCACCTTTCCCACAAACACAAGAAGATATCCTTTTTCAGAAAAAAATAGATTATTGGAAAACCCAAGTGGATGATATTATCGTATCACCCTTCAATTATGATACATGGACCAAATTTTAATTCTTAACTTTTTTGTTTTTTGTTTTTTTTTGTTTTTTTATTGTTTTTTGTATTTTTATTGTTTTTTGGTTCTTTTCTAGAAATTTTGTTTTTGTTTTTGTTTCTATTTTTATTACTTTTATTCATGGTTACTAAATCTAGTAATTTTTCATAAAGATCTCCTCCCTCTTGATCTTCATTTTCATCATTTTGTTCATTATCATCTTCATAAACATTCAATAATTCCGACATTTTTTGTGAATAATTATCATGTTCACCTGCTAATTGATAATGTAAAAAAGAAGGTATAATATGATCTTTAAATTCTTGACTATAGTCTGTATCATGTAAACTTCTGTCTTCGCCTCCGCCTTTCACCTCGCCTTTGACTTCGCCTTTGACTTCGCCTCCAGACAAAGGAGATAATCCATTTTTTAATGCAAGTAAATTCATACTAAAACCACCACTCATTAAATTATTTTTATCGTCTTTGTAATAAATAAAATCATCTTCATTCATAATCCAATTTTATATATATTTATATAAATTTATATTTATATACACATATTTATATAAATATAAATTGAATTATGAATACAATCTTTTAATTTCAGGAACGACTTTCGTTTCTCTCTTTTCTCTCAAGTAATTTAAAATCTGTTTCACTTGATTTTCATTTTTAATAATTTCGCCTAAAGATTTTTCGATAAACTTGTAGGTTAAAGGTGTGGATACGTTTGTATTCACGAATTTTAATTTTCCATCACTTATTTGGATGGTTGCATTGGAGAGATTGTTTTGAGAACTATATTCTTGCATACTTTTTCCAATGACATTTTTTTGTTCTCTCAATTCTTTTGTTTTTTCTTGCAGTAATTTTAATTGATTATCAATCGAAACCCATTTTTGGACATTATTTTCAAACTGTTTATTTGGATTAGAATTCATGAATTCTATGTTTTATATTTATTAATAAAGAATTTTTTTATTTTTTACCTATCCTTGTCAAAATTTATACTTCATAGAAAGAAAGGTTGTATAAAAGAAACGTTATATAAATAAAGAAATAATGATATATATTTATATAAATAAATATCATTATGTTTCATGGATTTCAATTATTAAAAAATAAAACGATCGAAAACCCAAATATTATTTACCCACCTACCAAAAAGATATTTTTATTCACAAATGCTCGTAATGAAAAACATATTAAAGAATGGGCTTATCATCATTTACTGATTGGGTTCACAAATATAATTATTTTTGACCATAAATCCCAACCACCAATTGTTCCATTTGATAAAAATGTTCAAATTATTCGTTGTGATATTCAAAACCCTGTAAAAATATTTTTAATGAATGAAGCCTTTAAAATAGCAAAAAAAAATAATGCGGACTGGTTTATTTATTTAGACGCAGATGAATTTATTATTTTAAATCAATATCGTTCTATAAAACAATTATTAAATCGTTATCATCATGCACATTCTTTATCTTTAAATTGGTTAATGTTTGGATCAAATCACCATGGTAAGGAGCCGCCAGGTTTAATTTTAGAAAATTATACAAAATCTGAAAAAACATTGAACCCACATGTAAAAACATTTGTTCGTCCAAGAGCAGTCATACAGTCAATTAATCCACATTATTATTCCATGAAAAATCCTTACCGTTTATTTAATTTAAATAACAAATTAATGAATGTTCATCATTTAGCCATGAACTATACAAATACAAATTATCAAGATGCTCCTGCTTATATTGCTCATTATATATATCAATCTCAAGAAACATATATAAATAGAAAAATTAAACTCCCGTCGGATGATACAGGAATTACAAGAACTATCAATCAAAATTTTCATTCCGAATATAATGAGGTAGAAAATAATGATCCTAAAAATAAATATGTTGAACAACTAATAAAAATACTTCGACCTTCTCCACCGATTATGGAGGAAAAAAATGAATAATCGATTTTACAAATTTAACGTCGATACATCTTACGTGTTTTACTTCCGCGTCTTTTTCCGTAATATTGATTTAATCCTACTAAACCAAAAGGAACGATGGCTTGATTAACAACACTTCCTAAAAAACCTCCTTTTTTACTGCGACGACCACCACGACGACTACTACCACGACGACTACTACTTCGACGACCTTTACCTGCACGTTGATAAGGTAAATATCCGACTGATCCTGAATTTGCATTTGCCATGATAGCGTTTGATTGACTAGTATTTGGTCCTGATTGGTCAAATACTCTTCCATATTGATCATTTTCAGATCCAAGCATCCAATTTTGATAAGTTGCTGCACTACTATATGGCTGTGATTCTCCTCCTTTATGTTTTCTACTTGATGTTAATTTATGACTTTTTCTACCTAAAGATCGTTTCATTTTATATAATTATCAGAGAAAATAAAAATAAATAAATGGTATACTTGTATATAAATCGATTATTTTTCAATCAATCTAAATGTATGAATAATTCGTTATAGACGTATTTAAAAATTTCTAGGTAACTTTAAATAGATATATTTTTATGGACAACATTATTGAACCAAATGAAGATTTTCCATTCTCTAAATTATCATTAACCATTCCAACAGGAATTCAAGGAGGTGCTTATTTTACAAAATTTCAATTCAATAATAAACCATTATATATTCAAACTACAAAAAGTCTTACCAGACAAGGTATTGTAAAATCAGGTAAAAAATATTATTGTGATTTAATGTTTGATAAAAATTCAGAAACGTTAATTCAATGGTTTGAAAATTTAGAAGAAACGTGTCAAAAACTTATTTATTCAAAATCCGACTCTTGGTTCCAAACAACTTTAGATATGAATGATATTGAAACTGCTTTTAATTCGCCAATTCGAATATATAAATCCGGTAAATATTATTTAGTCCGTGTAAATATTAAAAATAATCCGATTACTGGCGATCCAAACATTAAAATATATGATGAAAATGAAATGTCTTTAGGAATTCAAGATATTCAACCAGAAACAAATATTATTTCGATTTTAGAAATTCAAGGCATTAAATTCACCAATCGTAATTTTCAAATTGATATTGAATTAAAACAAATAATGGTTCTGAATGAACCTATTTTTGAAAATTGTTTAATAAAAAAAAACACAAGTGCGACTGCGACTGCGAGTGCGAATGCAAATGTTGCCACTACAAGACAAAACACAAATACAAATACAACTACAAATACAACTATTTATGAAAAAGAAAAAGAAAGAGAAAGTATTTTAGATGAATTAGAAACATTTGATCCATCTACTTTAATTATCGAAAATGAAGCTTTAGAAGAAAAAGAGATAAGTGACGAAAAACCTTTAGAAGAAAATGTCTTTATTGAAACTTCTGAAATTGAAAATAACAAAAATAATTTATTTGAAGAAATACAAATTTCATTATCTGAAATGGAAGATAATAAAGATGATTTAAAAGAATTTTCCATCCAATTAGAAACGAATTCAGAACCAATTACATTAAAAAAGCCGAATGAAGTATATTATGAATTATATAAACAAGCAAGAACACGAGCAAAAGAGTGCAAAAAAAATTCATTAATCGCTTATTTAGAAGCAAAAAATATTAAAAAAACATATATGTTGGAAAATTTGAATGATAGTGATGATGATTTTGAAGAAGAAATGGAAGAATTTGGCGAAAATGAAATTAATGATCTTGAATTTTAGTAAATAATCTTTTAAATTATTTTTAGGTTATTGCTTTTCTTGGTTTTTAGGTTTTGAGTTTTATTTTCATTCTTTAGTAAATTTTGTTCCTTTTGTTAAATTTTTTAAATTTAATATGTATTCTTAAAATTATTTTATCCTTCATTTTATATAATGAGTATCTCCTTTAAAAAGATTTGGAATGATTATGGTATTGGTGCAATTATTTGTCTATTAATTGTCGCCTATGTCATTAGTTTATTTGCTAATTATTTAAATTCGAAAGGAATGTCTGGCTATGAATCAAATCAAAGCATGCAAGGACAATATAGAAATCCTAGTCAACTTGATTTAAGTTTAGCTGAAGGTAATGGTATGATGGGAAATGTTCGACCATCTGAACCTATGGGTCAAAATGAAGTATTCGCATCTGCCAAAGGTGTTCAAACCACTTCACCTGGTCTTCCTTCCACATGTTCACAAACAAATATTCAAAATCCTGCAGAGCTTTTACCTAAAGATACAAACAGTCAATGGGGTCAATTAAATCCAAGTGGAAAAGGTGAACTTGCAAATGTAAATTTATTAAAGGCTGGTTATCATATCGGTATTGATACCATCGGTCAAACATTAAGAAACGCCAATTTACAAATTCGTAGTGAACCTCCTAATCCGCAATTATATGTTGGACCATGGAACCAGAGTACCATTACTCCAGATTTCCTTCGTCCTCCTCTTGAATTAGGACAAGGTAATCCTTAAATTATATATGGTATGGTAACAAAATATTTATATTCTATATTCAACACTCTATAAATATTTTTGTGTTTTTTATTATATTGGTAATATTCAATATAATAAAAATATGATTTCTAATAAACCAAAAAAAGTAGTCGACTGGGAAAAGATATATTATAATTATAATTATGGAAACGACGACATACCTTTTTTGATAGAAATATTTGGTGATTTACAAAATGAAATCGAAATGGAAATCAAGGAACTTAAGAAAGAAATTAATTTTGAAAACTATAAAAAAATACAAAATATTTCTCATAAAATAAAAGGGACATTATCTAATTTTTATTGCGAAGAAACATGTGATATAATGTGTGAAATCAACGATCTATCGAAAGAAGGAATTAGTTACCAGTCAATTCAAAAATATGAAGGTGTAAAATATTCCAACGAAAAAATACATCAAATTCAATATTTATTTTTTGACTTTTGTGAAAAATTTGAATACGTAAAAAAAGAAATCAAATTTTTATCCACTTCTAAAAATAATTGATCTTGTTATTTTTATTTTTATTTTTATTTTAGGTAATTACACAATTCAATTTATAAAATATTTTCTATCTATTCACCTATTTCAAAAATATATATATCAATATCAATATCTATACTATATTTATATATACATACTATACATCGCACTCATTAATTTATCTTTTTCATCCGTTTTAATGAGTTTTTTTACAATATCAATGTTTACTTGATATGGGAATTCGACTTGTATCGACATTTCTTCTTCGAATAAATTGGATCCGGGTTTCATTAATCGATATAAATTCAACTTCGTATAAATAATTTCTAGACAACGTTTTAAATTACGCACCCCATCTTCTTTATGACAATAATTTTCAATAATGTAATGAATGGTCTCATCTGGAATAATAATATCATCCGTGTTGAAACATACTTGTTCACGAATTTTTGGCAATAAATAATCATTTGAAATAATGGTTTTCTGTTTTTTATCATATCCTTTTGTTTGGATACGATACATACGATCTTTTAAAATCGGATTAATTTTCGTTTCGTCATTATAACTGAAAATAAACAAACATTTACTCAAGTCAAAATCAATTTCTGCAAAATATTTATCGTGAAATTGACTATTTTGACTAGTATCCGTTAAATGTGTTAAAATACCTGCAATTTCTTCCCCTTTTGGAGTATCACTTATTTTATCCAGTTCATCAAAATAAATGACCGGGTTCATACATTTACTATCAATCAAAATCTGAACAATTTTACCCCACATACTACCTTCATAAGTATAGGAATGACCTTCTAAGAAACTACTATCTGTTGCACCACCCAGAGCGATGAATGCGAAAGGACGGTTCAATATTTTACTAATACCTTCTTTTACTAAACTGGTTTTACCCGTACCAGGAGGTCCATTAATTGCGATGGATGTTCCGATCGCACTTGGATTTGTAATTAGTTGTCCTAACATTTGCATTATTTGCATTTTTGCATCATTCAAACCATAAACCGCATTATCTAATAATTGTTTAGCATTTTCCATAAAATCATGACATTTCTCTACTCCGTCACTAATATGAATGGGAAGAGTTTTATATTGATCAAAAGGTAGATGCATAAAAGTATCTACCCATGTCTTGATTTTATAATATTCACCGCTTCCTGGTTCCATATATCGTAATGAATTCACTTTTTTCATAGCAGCTGCTTTAAATAAAGGAGGTATCGTTGCTTCTAATAAACTCATACGATATGGTTTTTCGATACGTGTCATTTTATTAATTTCACGTAACTCTTTAATCATTTTTTTTTGTGTTTCCATTTCCAATTTCTCAAAGAATGTAAAATCGTTCATCGTATTTTTATCACGCAGAATACGACGGAAAATACGCGTGTTTTTTGCCTTTTGTTTAATTTGCTTTTTTTCACTCTTTTTTTTAGATACTTCGATTTCTTTCTCATAAACTTCAATACATTTTTGGATCGATTTATTATTTTTATTATTTTCATAAAGTTTTTTTAGATTTAGTAAGAAATCATCATTCTCTTTCAACGTATTTGTTGTATCTATTGTATTGTTTATATTTGTTTCTTCCGACACGACGTTTGAAGATGGTTCTTTTATTTTTACAATTGAATTTTTATTGCTATTTTTTAATTTTTTTTTATTCGGTTTTTCCTCTTCCTCCTCTTCTTCTGTTTCACTAGAAGAGTCAGACGAAACAGACACATCTTCATCTTCGGTTTCTTCATCATCCTCATAATCTTCCCAATCTTCATCCTCATCTTCATCATCATAATCATCATCCGCCCCACCAATCGATAAAATAATATTAACCTTTTCATTTTTACCTTTCTTTGATTTCTTTTTTTTATATATCTCTTGATCACTTTCTGTATCCATATCGGAATCATCTTCACCTTCATATTCTTTTGATTTTTTTGGTGATTTTTTTGACTTTTTATCTATTTTTAAGTTTGACTTTTTTTTACGAACAATCGTTTCTTCTTCTTCTTCTTCTGAGCTAGATAGTAATGTTACCGAATCGTCATCCTCATCTTCTTCATCATATTCATCCTCCTCATCTACCGAATAATATTCGTCTTCTTCGTCTTCTTCCTCGTCCTCGTCAGAACTCGACACATCCTCGACTACTTTTCTAGATTTTTTATTTTTTTCCTTAGAAGAATGGTTTGATTTCTTTTTTTGTTCTTTTTCAATAGGTTTATCTTCTTTGACTGATTTTTTCATTTTTTCTCCTGACTTAACCTTTTCATTCAAATTTTTGGAAGGGAAAATTTTCGATAAGAATTTACGATATTCGTGTTCATCCATTTCCAATTCTTCTTCTTCAAACTCACTTGATCCATCATCATCGAAATCACTACTATCCGAATGATTGTTTTGTTTTTTTTTAGAAGTCAAATGTTCTCTCTTTGTTTCTTTAGAATTCTTCGAATTCTTAACATTCGAATTTGTAGAGCTCTTTTTTGAATATTGTTTGAATTCTTTGGTCATTTTAAATTTCGTAAATACTTATAATAATATAATAGAATATTAATTTTAAATCAAAATCAAATCAATTTTCTATTCATCTAAAAATAATTTCATTAAAAAGTATATAATATATATTTACTTTATAATCTATTTTATATTTTACGTAAAGGAAATGAAAAAAATTGAAAACAAGAAAATGAACGAATACGATATTATTATTATTGGAAGTGGAATGGCTGGATTATATAGTGCCTATAAAATCAAACAATATGCCCCCAAAACTACCTTTTTAATTTTAGAAAAATATAAAAAAGAATGGGTTGGGGGTCGTACAAGCAACGAAACGTTTTACGGAACGACCATCGTTACTGGTGCAGGAATTGGTCGTCTCGATAAAAATCCACTTCTTATTCATTTAATGCAAAAACTGAAAATAAAATTCCAACCTTTTGATTCAATTATGGATTATTCGACGACAGTAAAAAGACCGGTGGATTTAATAAAAATAGTGAATTTCTTGAAAAAAGAATATAAAAAACATCCTTCTCTTCATTCGCTCACTTTTGGACAATTTTCCGAGAAAATTCTTGGTAAAGAATTATATACGGATTTTAAAATATCTGCTGGATATACCGATTATGAAAATGCGGACATTAAAGAAACGTTATATAATTATGGAATGGATGATAATCAAACTGGATGGACTGCCTTGAATATTCCTTGGAAACAAATCGTACTTACTTTGTGTGATAAAATAGGTTGGGAACATTTGCGATTTTCACAAAATGTTTCTAGTGTTCAAAAAATACAAGAAAATAATTCTTGTGTAACAAAATTCGAAATTCAAACAGAAAAAGGAGAGAAATATTACGCGAATAAAGTGATATTGGCGACTACCATAGCATCGATCCAATCAATCGTTCCTGGGGCAAGTGATAAAACAAGTATTTATCAGCAAATCCATGGACAGCCTTTTTTACGTTTATATGGTAAGTTTAATAAGCAATCCGCTAAAATAATGAGTGAATATGTGAAACATTATATTAAAGTACCTGGACCTTTACAAAAAATTTTACCGATGAATTCGGAAAAAGGAGTATATATGATTGCATATAGTGATAATGCCAATGCAATCGCTCTAAAACCTCATTTAGAAAATACGGAGGAAAATCGCGTTTTTTTCTCTCGATTAATTGAAAAGTCATTAGGTATTCCACCAAATACGTTAACCTTAAAGGCAATCAAGGATTTTTATTGGGATATTGGAACCCATTATTTTGAACCGTTGTCCAAAGGTTCTACTTTCCGAAATCGTGATGAATTTGTAAAAGCGGTTCAACATCCTGAAGAAGGGTTTTTAGTTGTAGGGGAAGCTGTCTCAAGATATCAGGGATGGGTGGAAGGGGCGTTAGAAAGCGTAGAAAAGGTGGTAACCAAAGATTGGGTCCTTTCCTCCCATTGTTAAAATTAATGTTATAAATAATGTTATAAATTTGAATAATGTTATAAATAAATATATAATATTATTTTACAATTCATTCATCTAAATGGATTTACCTTTTGTTTATTTCCAATCAATTAATAAATAATAACCATGATAACCGATCACCGTAAAAGCCAACATTAAAATAAATTGATAAAGATACAAAGGTGTTTTTAATCCGTTTAATCCAATATAAATAAGTAAAGGAGCTACGATAAAAATATGAAATAGATTGATCCATGGATTTTTGCCCGCTTTCAATAAAGCATATGTTTTATAACTATGATAGAAAAGAATGATAATACCTAAATAAAATAATACAGAATATAACCAAGTAGGTATTTTATTTGTTTGAATTCCGACATATAAAAAGAGAGAACCGAAAATGAAAATATGTAATAAATGAATTAGCATGACTTGTTCCATTTTATAATTAAATATATATTTTTATTTTATAATTATATTTATATAAACAATTCGTATGAAAACAAAAACCATGAAATTTCATTATTACAACAAGGAAATAAAACACAAGGGTGGTAAAAAAACAGTTCGATTAGTTTCTATTCAAAAAGGAAAGGGTTATAAAAGCGTAAGTCATTACCATCATGGTAAACATCAAAAAACACATAAAAAACCGATTTGTCCACACCATATTGACATGATTAAAAAAGGTAAATTTGTTCCAGGATTATTTAAAGAATGTCTTCATAAAAAAAAATAAATTCATTTCTATTTTAGGATTATTTTCTGTTTTTTTTAGTTTTCTTGGTTTTCTTGGTTTTCTTGGTTTTCTTGGTTTTCTTGGTTTTTTTAAGTTTCCTAGATTTCTTCTTGAACCCTCCAGTAAAATCTACTTCTTCCAATAATTCAGGATAATTTTTCCAAACAACAATTTCAGTTGGTCCTTCTAGATCTTCTTTCGAATATTCATCATTTCCTTGTAAGTTTTCTTCGTCGATAATGGTTCCATCATATTTCTCTCCAAAATACTGTTTCACAAGATCATGATATTTTTTATTCATTGATCCACCTGAATATTGTTCATCTGGATCGCTATACTTTATAATATTTTTATCGTATGGTTCAATCGTTTGTTTAATCATGCTACGTACATTTGCGTTTCCGATATCTAATAATTTAGGTTTTTCTTTAAAATGATATTTTTTGGTTATATCTCCATAAGTTGTTCCATAATTTGATGTCAACGCAAACCATTGTAATCCTTTCATTTCATTTAGAGGAATATATTTTGCAAATTTTTTATATATAATCGAATAATCTTTATTCATTTATATATTAAACAAATAATATTTTTTAGTATTTTTTTCAGTCAAAAAATTGATTTTGAAATATTACGAAAACAATCTAAATATAAATATAATAATAAGTTAAGACATGTACGGCAACCATTTTCATTCCAAAGTTCCAGTTCGTCCTTCCAAAGTAATTGGTATTCAATTTAGTATTTTATCTCCCGAGGAAATTCGTAAGAGTTCCGTAGCAGAGATAAATAATCGTAATACTTATGTGAATAATAAACCGGTGATCGGTGGATTATTTGATCCACGTATGGGTGTTTTGGAACCAGGTCTTATTTGTCCCACCGACGGATTAGATTATATGAAAACACCTGGATATCATGGTCATATTGAACTAGCACGTCCAGTATTTTATATACAATATTTAAATACTATTTTAAAAGTATTACGTTGTGTTTGTTTTAAATGCAGTAAAATTCTCATTAGTAAAGAAAAATATAAACAGGCGATGAAGCTTCAAGGAGAAGCAAGATGGAAATATGTATTTGGTCTTTGTAATAAAATCAATCGTTGTGGAGAAGATACGGAAGACGGTTGTGGATGTTTACAACCTACTAAAATCCGCAAGGAAGGTTTTGCAAGTATTTTTGCAGAATGGAAGAATGATTCGGATGGAGGAGAACCAATTGTGATTAAATTAATTCCAGAATTAGTATTAAAAATATTTAAACGAATAAGTGATGATGATATTACATTTATGGGATTTAGTCCTTTATGGTCACGACCAGATTGGATGATTTGTCAAGTAATGATTGTTCCTCCTCCTGCAATTCGTCCTTCGGTAAAACATGATGCACAACAAAGATCAGAAGACGATTTAAGTCATATTTTAGTAAATATTATAAAAACAAATAAAACATTACAAGAAAAAATACAGGCAAATGCACCGGCAAATGTAGTGGATGATTGGACAACCGTATTGCAGTATTATGTAGCTACACAAGTGGATAATAAAATTCCTGGTGTATCTTCCGTAGCACAAAGAAGCGGTCGTCCTTTAAAATCAATTAAGGATCGTTTGAATGGAAAGGGTGGTCGTATGCGTGGTAATCTAATGGCGAAACGCGTGGATTTTAGTGCACGTTCCGTTATTACAGCCGATCCGAATATTTCAATCCGTGAATTAGGTATTCCGATGAAAGTCGCGAAAAATATAACAAAACCCGTCGTAGTAAATTCGATGAATAAGAATTTCTTATTATCACTTGTACGTAATGGACCAGATATTTTTCCAGGAGCAAAAATCCTCGATAAAAAGAATGGCGAATCGATTACCTTACGTTATATTGATCGTGATTCGATTGTATTAGAAGAAGGTGATGTAGTCCATCGACACATGATGGATGGAGATGCCATTTTATTCAATCGACAACCGACTTTACATAGAATGTCAATGATGTGTCATATTGCGAGAATTATGAAACGTGGGGATACGTTTCGTATGAACGTAGCTGACACAAAACCTTACAATGCGGACTTCGATGGGGATAGACAACAAATGTAATCCATTTTGTCCCCAACAGGGAGCGTGAAAAGCGTGCTACTCCCTAGTTTTAATCGAACTGAAATTTCCTTAAGATTTCAACCCTTTTTATGAATAGAAAGGGAGGGGTCTTAGGGGAACCGTAGGTTCCCTTAAAGCGACATAACCAAATTGCGGGAAACCCCTTAGAGCCTTCACTACCACTCTTAATTGGAAACATTCAAGAGGAACTCGGTTAATAGCCGAACCCAAAGGTAATAATGTGAAGGATTGGGCAATCCGCAGCCAAGCCCCTAAACTCGTTATGATAAGAGCAAGGGGAAGGTTCAACGACTAGACGGTTGTGGGTCTTAAATGAAGGTTTAATCAACCGGATAAGGCTTAAGGTATAGTCTGGCTTTATAGGAAACTATAGAGATTATTGGAAATGAATTTACATATGCCTCAAGATCCAGAGTCCGAAGCAGAATTAAGAAATTTAGCAGCAGTACCATTTCAAATTATAAGTCCAGGTAACAATTCTCCCATTATTGGTATTTATCAAGATTCGATGTTAGGTAGTTATCAGTTTACAAGAGAAAATATTAAATTTACACCACGTGACGCAATGAATATCTTGATGATGTTTAATCGCGTGAATGAACAAGAATTATTAGAAGCATTAACCATAAACAATGGAAAAATCAGCAATTTCAATATTTTAACACAAATCATGCACCCACTTACTTTAAAATACAAGACAAAAGCATTTGTTGACGACAAGGACGATCCTAAAAATTCAAATGCTTTATTAGAAATTATCAACGGAAAATACATTCGTGGTCAAATGGATAAGAGCGTACTAGGTGGTGGTTCAAAAGGGTTATTACATCGAATATGTAATGATTTTGGAAATATGGCTTCTTCGAATTTTATCGATGATTTACAGAATGTAGTAACAGAATATATGAAATCAACTGCATTTAGTGTAGGTATTAGTGATTTAATATCTGATGCTAAAACAAACCAATCGATCATTCAAGTAATTACCAATAAGAAAATAGATGTGAAAAATTTAATAGAACAAGTACAAATCGGAGTTTTTGATAATAGTACAGGTAAAACAAATGAAGAAGAATTTGAGACCCAAGTGAATAATATTTTGAACCAAGCATCCTCTGAATCCGGTAAAATCGGTTTAAAAAATCTCAGTAAAAATAATCGTTTTGTGACGATGGTAAATGCTGGTTCAAAAGGAAGTGAACTTAATATTTCCTTTATGATTTCATGTTTAGGTCAACAGAATGTAGATGGTAAACGTATCCCTTATGGATTTGAAAATCGTACCCTTCCTCATTTCACAAAATATGATGACTCCCCAGGAGCGCGTGGATTTGTAGAAAGTTCATATATTAATGGACTTACTCCTCAAGAAATGTTCTTTCATGCGATGGGAGGTCGTGTAGGTTTAATTGATACCGCTGTGAAATCAGTTACTTGGGAAACACCGATTGTTATTATTGAAAATGAACAACCGGTATATATTGAAATCGGTAAATGGATCGACGAACGACTTGCAAAAAATCCAGAAGATATCAAACATTTTACGGAAAGACAGATGGAATTATTAGAAACCGAAAAAGAAAATATATTTATTCCTACTACGGATGAAGATGGACATATTACATGGGGGAATATTACGGCAATTACCCGTCATGACCCTGGTACAGAATTATATGAGATTAAAACGTATGGTGGAAGAAATGTGATTGTTACAGAAAGTAAATCCTTGTTGATTTGGAATAAGGAGACAAAGAAATTCAAAGAAATGCTAACGCCAGACATTAAAGTAGGAGATTGTGTTCCAGTGACTGCAGAATTATGTCAGCCTCCTGTTGTATTAGAATATATCGATATGAAAAAGTATTTTGCAAAAGAAGAATTTGTTTATGGCACGGATTTTAATTGTGCTTTGAATGCAATGAATGGATCAATGGAAAATAAAAAGAAAATACCAGAAGGGTGGTGGAATGAGAATAATGGAACAAAATTTACACTTCCTTACAGTAAAAAATCATCTTTGCAAAGAACGAGTGTTCGTTCGAATTTATTGAATATCAAAGACGGATACATTTATCCTTATCACGCAAATCGAAAAGATACTTTTATTCCAGAAAAAATCGCTTTAAATAATGAAAACGGTATTTTCATTGGACTATTTTTAGCAGAAGGAAATGCAAATAAAAATACGGTAACCATTACAAATAATGATGAAAATATTCGAAGTTTTGTGAAACAATGGTTTGAAAAATTCGGTATTCATTTTGTAGAACGTGAAAGAATTAATAAAATTGGAGGAAAAACAACCACAATCACAGGTAATTCTTCTTTATTATCTACTTTCTTGACAAAGTTAGTTGGTCATGGAGCAGATAAAAAACATGTACCTACCGAAGCATTTATTGCATCCGAAGAATTTATCATTGGTTTATTGAGTGGTTATTACTCTGGGGATGGATTCGTTTCTAAAAATTCCATTGATGTTAGTTCTGCCTCAAAAAGATTGATCGAGGGTATTTCGATGTTATGTTCAAGGTTTGGTATTTTTGGAAAAGTATTTCAATCTCAATTGAAATCCAATAATTTGGAAACCAAAAATATCAAACCTAGTTATCGAATGTCCATTCGTTGTCAATGGGGACAAATATTTACAAATAAGATTTCCTTATTAGAAGAAACCAAAAATACAAAAATGCGTAATATTGTTTGGGGAAATTCTCATCGCAATTTCGATACCTATCATAATACCGTATTGGATAAAATCGTAGAAATTAATATCATTGGCGTAGAAAAACATCCAAAAGTATATGATTTAACCATTCCTTCTACCTTAAATTTTGGACTTGCCAACGGTCTTCAAGTACGTGATACTAGTACTACAGGGTATATACAGCGAAGATTAATTAAAGGATTAGAAGATTTGATGGTTGGATATGATATGACTATTCGAAACAATAAAAATAAAATCGTACAGTTTTCCTATGGGGATGATTGTATTGATCCAGTCAAAGTAGAAAATCAAATGTTACCTCTAGTTACTATGAGTACACAAGATATTTATGCGCATTATACAATTCCAGAAGAATCGGGGAAAAACAAGACATTATCTCAAATCCTTTTAAAGAATGCTCTTACAAGAAATAAAAAACAGCAAGGAAAATGGTTGGAACAAAGCAAAAAGATAATCGAATGGTTTTTAGAAGAACGTACAAATATTATCAACAACGTTTTCAAAAGAAAGGGCGATAGTGTTGTAAATTGTCCAGTTGCATTTATGTATATTATTGGAAATATTCAAGGACAGTTAAATATCAACTCATCTTCTTTGGTGGATCTCACCTTTTTAGAAGCACTTGAGATGATCGATGAAACGTATTCAATTCTAGAAAAAAATTATTATTCACCTCCTACTCAATTATTTAAAGTCCTTTATTATTATTATTTGTCACCCAAAGATTTACTTTTGGTAAAACGTTTTAATCGCTCTGCTTTAGTGGTATTATTAGAAACTATCGTAAGCACTTATAAAAGAGCGATTGTAACACCAGGAGAAATGGTTGGAATGATTGCCGGACAGAGTATTGGAGAGACGAGTACACAAATGTCTCTTTTGTCAAGTGAAAAAATAAAAATGGTAAAAAGAAACAAAAAAACACAAGCATTGGAACAC